CGCGACTCAGGTGAAAAAGACCCAACCCTTCAGGCCTTGGGTATTGGCGGGCAGATTTACGGTGCCCGTGCCGACTTGATTATTCTTGACGACTGCGTGACTCTGTCAAACTCCAATGAGTACGAGAAGCAGATTCGCTGGATTCAGCAGGAAGTCCTGACTCGTGTGGGACCTACCGGCAAGATTCTAGTTGTAGGTACACGCGTTGACCCAGTTGACTTGTACCGAGAGATGCGTAACCCAGACCGATACCCTGAAGGGGAATCGCCTTGGACCTACCTAGCTATGCCAGCTGTCCTAGAGTTTGCAGACGAAGCCAAGGATTGGGTAACGCTCTGGCCTAAGTCAGACCGCCCATGGGCAGGCGATGAGACAGAACCAGATGCAGATGGATTGTATCCGCGCTGGGATGGTAACAACCTCAAGAAGCGTCGTGGTGTCCTTGACCCTAAGACCTGGGCTATGGTGTACCAGCAGCAAGATGTTGAATCTACCGCTATCTTTACACCCGAGAATGTACGTGGCTCTGTCAGCGGAATGCGTCCCGTAGGTCCGCTTATCCCAGGCGCACCGGGCCAGCCCGCTCAGCTCAACGACCAGTACATTGTCTGCTCGATGGACCCAGCTATGTCAGGAGATACATTCTCCGTTGTGCTAGCTGGAGATAGAACTACCCAGAAGCGTTACTTACTGGAAGCCTCACGCATGCCAGCCCCTACGCCTCAAATGATTCGTGACTTGATTTTCAGCTGGACTGAAAAGTACAAGCCTAAGGTCTGGGTAATTGAGAAGAACGCCTTCCAGCTCTTCCTTACCCAAGACGAACAAATTAACAAGTTTCTTGCTACCCGAGGCATTCGCCTTGTACAGCACTACACGGGCAATAACAAGATGGACGCCGAGTATGGCGTCGCATCCATGGCACAGCTTTTCGGCACGTTGGACAACCAAGGCAAACACATTAGAGGTTCTAACTTATTGGAATTGCCCCGTGCCGATAACGAACACATCAAGGCTCTTATCGAGCAGTTGATTACCTGGTCTGCCGGCACCAAGGCTAAGCAGGACGGACCAATGGCTCTCTGGTTTGCAGAGACGCAGATGCGCGACTATCTCAACCAGTCCGGCGCATATGGTGGTTCTTTTGTGAAGAACCCGTTTGTAACAAAAGGACAGCTCGCTAAGCGTCGAGTTGTGGACTTAGAAGAGTACGCCAAGCTGCAAGAGCAAATGGCATCTAATGGAGGAACCTGGTATGGCACTGGATATAGATGAGTTAGGTATTAAGGTCCGCAAGCTGCGCGACCACTACCATCTTCGTGATGCCCGCTGGGCAGACCTGCTTTCAATTCGTCAAGGAAATATCCAACAGGTATTCCCTGAGCTATTTTCATCTGACTATCCCAAGCCTATGGTGGCTAACTTCATCGACATCGCTGCCCGCGACGTAGCCGAAGTTATCGCCCCGCTGCCAGCATTCAACTGTGACTCAACTGACGCTATCTCAGACCGCGCTAAGAAGCGTGCTGACAAGCGCACCATGATTGCCGCTGGCTATCGTGACACCTGCAACTTGCAGACCCAGATGTACACCGGTGCTGACCGCTATTTGACCTACGGTATGTTGGCATTCATCATCGAGCCTGACTTTGAAAACAATCGTCCAATGATTCGCTTGGACAACCCAATTGGCGCATACCCAGAGTGGGACCGCTTCGGCAAGCTGACGTCATATACCCGTCGCTACCAGAAGACTGTACGCGAGCTATGCAACGATTTCCCTGAGCATGAGCCTGTCCTTCGTGGACCTTACGAGGCTCGTAACTCAGAGCGTATGCTAGAAGTATTCCGCTATGTAGACAAGAATGAAACCATTCTCTTTGTCCCAGAGCGCAAGAACCTTGTTCTTGACCGCGCTAAGAATTTCATTGACGAGATTCCTGTCGTCATTGCTGTTCGTCCTGGTATCGACTCAGACGAGCATCAACGCGGACAATTTGACGACATCATGTGGGTACAGGTAGCCCGCTCACGCTTTGCTACCCTGCAGCTGGAAGCAGCACAGAAGTCTGTGCAGGCTCCATTTGCTTTGCCTTCCGATGTTAACGTTCTTGAGATTGGCCCAGACGCAACCATCCGCTCTGCTAACCCAGAGAAGATTCGTCGTGTTGGCCTCGACATTCCTAACGGCATCTTCCAAGAGTCTGCAACTCTTGACCAAGAGCTTCGTGTTGGTGCACGTTACCCACAAGGCCGCCTCGGTCAGCAGTCAGGTTCTATCGTTACAGGCCGTGGCGTTGAAGCGCTTATGGGTGGATTTGATACTCAGGTTAAGACTGCGCAAGCCGTCTTCGCTGAGACATTCCGCCATGTTATGCGTATCTGCTTCCTCATGGATGAGAAGCTCTTTGGTGATGTAGAAAAGGAAGTACGCGGCGTAAATGCTGGTGCACCTTACGAGATTACCTACACACCCAAAAAGGACATTGCCGGTGATTACTGGTGCGATGTTACTTACGGCATGATGGCAGGCCTCGACCCTAACCGTGCTTTAATTTTCGGCTTACAAGCTCGTGGTGATAAACTTATCTCACGTGACTTCTTGCGTCGTCAGATGCCATGGGAGATGAACGTCTCTATGGAAGAAGAAGCAGTAGAGATTGAGAATCTTCGTGACTCTCTTCTAGCCGCTGTTTCCTCAATGGCGCAAGCAATCCCGTCCTTAGCTGCACAAGGACAGGACCCATCAAAGATTATTAACGCAATCGCAGCTGCGATTAAGGGCCGCCAGAAGGGTGACAATATCGAAGATGTTGTTGCTGAGGCATTTGCCCAACAAGTTTCCCCGGCAGTTGCAGCCGCTGGTGAGGCAGAAGCCCCAGGTCAGGCTCCTGCTGGGGAGCCTAGTGCTCCGCAGGGAGTAATGCCACCTCAAGGCGCACCGCAAGGTGGGTCATCGTTACAGAACCTGCTTGCAGGAATTTCATCTTCTGGAGCGCCGCAGCTTGCTGCGTCAGTTTCCAGACGCTCACCAGCCTAAGCTTACTGGCGAGACAACTCATCCCTATAGGAGAAAACAAATGGCAACAATGAAGTCATCATTGACTACAAAGGTTCCTTCACCAAAGAACCAAGGCGGACACGGTTCGTCAGATGCAACAACCCAGAAGACAGCTATCCAGAAGAAGTCTGGACCAGCAGCTACTGGCAAGTCAAACGTTCTTTACACAAAGCAACCTTCAGGCACCAAAGGCACAGGCACCACTGCCGGAAAGCCAATGAAGTAACACATGTCTAATGAGCAGGGCAGGATTCCTACTCGGGTAACCAAGTGGGATTTCTTTGCCCTGCTTGCAGATACTACTGCAGCAATTTTAGTTGATATAGCAGCTGGGTTCGACACACTCACCCACATGCTAGAACATCAGGCAAGTTTCGTGGATGACAAAGAATCATTCCACGAGTATGCAGCCCGCACCATCGAGACTTTACAAGAGGGAGAATAGTCATGCCACAGGCAAACAAGCCAGCTATGACATCAGGCCCAGGGGCTATGAGCCAACGCACCGATGGCGGACCAGCATCAAAGCAAGCACAACGGTATATCTCAGGTATGCCTAATTACGGTGACGCATCACAGCTCATGGATATGCAGGCATCTGCGCCTATGTCGCAAGCGCCTAAGACTCCTGCAGCTACACCATCACAAGTAGCAGCCGCAGCTCAGCAAGGCGCAAGCCCTGCCGCAGCGCAAGGTGCTATGCAACAACTAACACCTCTCAATGCTCCAACACAGCGTCCTTCAGAACCAGTGACTACTGGCTCACCTATGGGTGCAGGAGCAGGTCCAGAAGCACTAGGAATTATGCCTGGACAGGCAGCTCAAGCTGGGCAATCAGCGAAGAATCTTATTCAAGCACTCGCGTCTCATCCAGACGCTTCCCCGGAGCTGCAACAACTCGCTAGTGCATTAGGGAAGTAACCATGGCAGAGCCACTTCCTGTACCAACACCAGCCCCTACAACGAATGTTGACATTGCTAATGCAATGGTTCAGGGCAATCAAGTTTTTGTTAAGCACAACCCACAGCTTGCAGCTGCTGGCATATTGTCTGGCAACCCAGACACCATGAATACACTTGCTGCTAGCTCGCATATGGTTAATTATGCCAAGGCAATCGATGACCATATTGCCACATACAATTCAAGCGTATGGTTTTCTAACATTTTCAAAGATGCAAAAGACGTTTCTGCAGCCCTTATCAAGAACGCAGCGGAAATCGCTGCGGAAAAGGGGCTTAATCAATGAGTGACACTCAGGTAGCTCCAGCCGCTCCAGCCACACCTTCTTCAGGTGGTGGATTCTTAGGCTTTATCAAGAATATTCCTAGCGATATCGCTAAGGGTGTATCTGATATTCCTGTAGTTGGTAAGGCTCTCGGCACTGCTATGTCATGGGCTGGCAAGCCTTTGCAGGAAATTCAAAAAGATTACAAGTTTATTCACAGCCTTTACGTTGACCATGGCGTTGGCGGCATGTTGCTTGGTACAGCTGGCGTTCTTGCCGGTGGTGCTATTGGCGCTCTTGGTGGACCAGCGGGTATTGCTCTTGGTGCTGACATTGGCGGCGCTTTAAGCCGTAACATTCTTGGCCGCGTTGTACCTAACTTTCAGGATTCATTTAACAAGTCTAATGACCCGAATTACTTGGTGTCATTTGGACGCGATTTTGCGCATGGACTAGCAGCTATTCCTGGACTCGGCACACTACGCAATACAAACACTGGCTTTGGCCAAGTTGTTTCAGGTATTGCAGATGCTTCATTTGACTTTGAGGGAGACCCCGTTGCTGCTGGCAGCAAGATGGCAGGAGCTATCAAGCGTGGAGATAACCTAGCTGTTGTCAAGCAAACCGACGAAGCTGGAAACCTTGTTCTTAATGCAAAGGGCCAGCCTATAACAAAGCTTGACGATGTAACAGGAAAGCCTATTGCTCATGCAACGCTTCCATTTGCTTCTTCGGGTGGCGCTGTTTCTAACTTTCTTCTCTCTAACTCATCACGGATTATCACAGCCGACCAAGTAGACCAGGTGCTTGCTAATCCGCTCATGGCTGCCAAAGTGCGCGCTATTGATGACATGGTTGATAAAGCAAAGAATGACCCAACCATTGCAGCTGGTTACATTCATACCAATTATGGTATCCCTATGGGCTGGTCAGCAGCATTGAGCAAAGCCCTTTCAACTGCTACTACTCGAGATGAAGCAGTGCAGACTATTAAACAAGCTTTGTACTCCAAGGAATTGGCAGATAGCGCCAATACTGCTGTTGGTGAATTGCGCCTACCATCCTTGACATACGGCAAGATGCTTAGCCAGAAGTACGGCATTGACCGCATTCGCATGAGCAAGAATGCAAGCAACTATAATGACCAGGTTAACCTTCTCTTGCCTCGCAAGAGTGCTGTTATGGAACCTGCTGTCAACCCAGATGGTTCTCCTGTGCTTGATGAAACAGGCAATCAGGTAATGAATCCTAAGACTGTTACCAAGGTTGACCCAAATACCGGCGTAGAAACTCAAGAACAACTTTTTAAGCTCAATAAGCCTGCGCTATTTTCCAAGCCTGGCAGCGGAGCAATAATGAACGCCCTTGCTGGCAAGGTTCGTACATTTACCGGACAGCGTGCTTTGTCTTTTGACACAAAAGCTAACGCTTTGTCTTCCAAAGAATTTGACCCAGCTGACCCAAATGCGTCCAGAACGGCAATGGATTTCACTTACTACTCCATGCCATACCGCGTAGCTCTTGAGCATGCAACTAAGATGATTACAGCTACTGATGATGGTGCGCGTATCGACCAGATGCACGTCCTTCAGCAGGAAGTACTTAAAAACTTTGGCGTAGCCAAGGCTCAAGCCGCCTCAGTATTTGGTCAACTTGAGAGCGCTTCTCGTGGCAGCGCCTTTGACAAGGGTGTTTATGCCGTCAACGACGGACGCCTTATTGGCTCAACTGAAATGAAGCCTGAGTACAGCGATACGCCTAAAGAATTGGCTATCGTCGAAGGCCAACGTTACAAGGGTTCCATGCTTGACCTTAGAGACATTCGTCAAGTCATGCGCAGTGCTAAAGCCTACGGCGCTTTGTACAACCCAGTAGACGACTTTTTCACACACTATACAAATGCTATTTTTGCACCATTGGCACTGCTATCTCCAGCCTTTGGTCTGCGCGTATCTTCCGGTGAAGCCTTGCATCAAATCATGCGTAAGGGTCTGCCCAGCTATCTAAGCAATGTCCTGGCTGCAAGCGTAGCCAATATGTCGGATAAGTACCGTTTGTACCACATGGATAAGATTGCTCAGACTCTCACCGAGACTGATAAAAATGCCATTGAGGCCGAGCAGGCAACTGGTGTAGCTAAGCCAATTACAACAAACGAAGTCACCAAAGAGCTTGATGAGCGCAACCGTACTGTTCACGGCACCTTCAAGAATCTTGATGATTCTTTAACTAGCAAGCAATCATGGAACAACGCAGCCAACGCTGCTCGTAATGCTCGCTTTAATATCATGCCACTGGGACTACTTGCTAATAAGTTCCGCGAGTCCAACCTTGTGCCATATTTTGTCAAGGACAAAATCAACGCCATGGACCGCTATTCAGCTATCTACGGCAATAGAATGCCACAGGCTGGCGTAAGCGCAGCTCACGCAGCTTCTGAAGACTTGGTTGCAAAAGATAACATTAACCTTTTCGTCAAGAAGCATGGACATGGCACTGTGCCTGGACAGGAGCTTGCTGGCTTGTCCCAGCTAGATAATAGCTTCCACTCCACATATGCCAAGAATGTCAATATGGCAGCAGCTGATTTGGCTCAACGTGACATTGCCCGCGATTACATGAACCGCATGAAGTCACCAGAATTCAAGGCGCTATCTCCAGATGAGCAATTTGCCAGCTTGGTAGATGCTCAAGCAGCTCGCATCAAGAATCCTAATATGTATCAGGATTACCGCAAATCTATGGATGGCTACACAAAAGCCGTTCCAGAGTCATTTGCTAAGAACCAGGTAGACTATCTACAAGGTTTGGTATACGGTACTGGCCGCAAAGTTAACGTTGATTTGGTCGACAAGATTGCCAAGGGTCAGCGAGTAACCGAGCAGGAGTTGCGCAAGCTTCCTCAGACAGCCCTTCCTATTCAGGTGCTTGGCCGTCAGACAATGCCTACTATTGGCGATTCTCTACGCCGTGTTGAGCAAATGGGTTACCGCAAGTTTGTTACCCCGGTCATGGACTATGTATCTCGTCAGCCTTTGTTTGCTGACTTCTTTACTCGTCGCTTAATTGCTAACCAGCCTTTGATTGACATGGGCTTGCTGAGCGAAGACGAAGCTGTTCGCATGACTGCAACACAAGCTACCCGTGAGATGATTCCGACCATCCACAGCCCTGCTATCCGTAGCCAGTTTGCTGTATTGCACCGTAACTTGCTTCCATTCTTCTTTGCTCAAGAGCAGGCTATGCGTCGTACTGGCCGCTTGGTAATGACTAACCCACAAGCATTCCGTGACTTCCAGATTATCCAGCAGGGTCTAAACAACCCAGGCTTTGTACACACTGATGCCAATGGCCAGAAGTACATTGTCTACCCTGGCGGTATTGGAGAAGCTGGTAACGCTATTGCCCGTGGCCTAAACGCCCTTGGTTTGAAGCAATTCACAGGCTTGCCAACATCTATAACTGGTAATACTGCGTCGCTTTTGACAGTCCTTCCAGAAGTAAAGATGCCTGGCACAAGCCCATTTGTCAACTTTGCAATGACTGAGCTATCCAAGAAATTCCCATGGATGGACAAGGCAGTCAATGTTGCTTCCGGTGGTTATCCATCACAAAACTGGATTGATACGTTTATTCCTAACTCAACCATGCGCGATTTGTTCAATGCCATGAATATGGATGACCGCGAATCAACAGTCCTTAACTCAAAGCTGTCAGCCATTATGGCTGCCTACTACCATGGTGATTTGCCAGAGAATTACACCTCTCTGCCACCTTACCAACAACAAGATATCTTGACTAAGATTGAGCATAATGCTCAGTCTAACCTTCTTATCAAGGGCTTGTTCTCGTTCTTCCTGCCATTGGCACCAACGGTTAGCAACGACTACTACACCAAAGATTTGCAAACTTTCCGCTCTGAGTACCTCAATATGCTCAAAGAAAAGGACCCAAGCACAGGTGCTACATACACAGCCGCTGCTGCGCTTAACAAGTTCTTGCAAGAAACTGGTTCAGCAGACCGTCCAAACCGAGCCATATCTTATACCGTTGCTCATAGCATAAATGAGACTGGTGGAGCATATGCCCCATTAGCAGATTCTACGCTTTCATGGATTAATAACAATCAATCTTTGCTCAACAACCCTAACTATTCAACAGCTGCGCCTTACCTTATCCCGCAGGCTGCAGACAGCAAGGATGCACTAGCGGTTGAAAATAAGCTAATCATTAATCACTTCCGTGCAAAGACTACCTCACGCGATTTCTTGAATGCGCTGTATGTTAAGCAAGGCTGGCAGGACTTGGACAATGCTTATACCGCTTATCAGGCAGATGTTAAAAACTTGCGGGCATCTGGTGACAAGAACGGCATGTATCAGGCTGGACAGCAATGGAAAGCTATTACAGACCAGTATGGCCAGAGCAACCCAATCTGGTATGCAGACTACACAAACCCAACTCGCACAGAGATGGCAAAGAACGCTGTAAGCCAGTTCCTCACTATGCAGGAAAAGGGCTTGCTGGGTAGCTCAACACAGGGTCAAAAGATTTCCGAAATCCTAGATAACTACAAGGCTTATCATCAGGACTTAATTGCAAATACTGTTGATGGCAAGAAGTTGCCAGGATACACACAGGCTCGTGACTCTTGGTACACCTATATGGATAACCTAGCAGCTGCAGACCCACAATTGTCAAATGTCATAACAAGCGTATTTAGAAGGGTTGTATAATGGCCGGTCTAACTGACCCAAAGACAGGTAAAGTAATACCTGGTAGCTCTTCAAGCGGCTCAAACAGCGATACCTCAACTAGCGGTATCACTTACACATCACAGGCAAACCAGACAGCCGGAGCCAATAACCCGTTTTATCTTCCGACTCGCACTGATACAACATACCTTACTCAGACATCCCCACAGGATGTTGAGTCTTTGGTTAACGCCACTATGCAGTCCCTAGTTGGGCGCAATGCTACCGCTGCAGAAATTAAAATGTACGGAGCCGAGCTGCTAGCTGCCGAAAAAGCTAACGTTGGTACATATGCCGGAGAAACAACTTATGCTGTTTCTGGAAAAAGAAACACTGTCTCGGGAGTTCAGACTACAGCCGGACTTGATGTTCAGGGTTACCTGCAAAGCCTGATTTCAGGCAGTGCAGATGCTCAGTCTTACAAGGCTGCTACTGGCTATTTTGATGCCATGACGCAAGCTTTACAACAGCAGAAGGCGATATAACATGGCGACTCCTACATTAGAAGACTTGCTCAAAGGCCGTAGCGAATCCGCTCGTCGTTTAATCAAAGCTGAATACGAAAAGAATCCACAGCAAGCTATTCAGGACTTCGGTACTCAGTCTGCTACTCAGGCAACAACCCTTGAAGAAATGCTTGCCTCAGAGACAAAAGCTCATGGCGGCACGCTTACAAATTCACAACGTCGTGCTGTTATTAACCAGTGGAACCTTCAGCAAGGTTTCAACGAAGCCACCCAACAAGCCAGTGGCGAACAGAATTACAACAACCCAAACAACCCTGGCGGAACATTCAATCCACCAGCGGCTGGCGCTAGCGCCAAGCAGCCAACGACTCCGCAAACAGTTAGCGGACAGTCTGTCATTCCTTCAAATATGACAGCTTCTGAAAAGAAGGCTGCAGGTACACCCGTAGATACAACTACATCTGGCTCATCAGGAGCTGGCGCCGGAGGCGCAGG